GAAGATCTTCTTACCATACTTGTAGAGGAAAACCTTACCCTCGTTAGCAGGATTGCCTGGATCGCTGATAACCTGAATATTGCTGATGAAGTGAAGACGACGCTTCTGCTTACGAGCAATTTCCTTGTTAGCCTCAATACCAGAGTTCCAGAGCTTAGAATTATACTCAGAAACTGGATCGCTCTTACCAAGAGTGGTCAGCGAGTTCTCGATATACCATCCGCCTGGACCCTGGAAACCATGATCAAAGATACGAACGAAAGGAACATCTTCGCCAGCTGGCGGAGGAAGGAAACGAATAACAGCATAACCATTACCAGCCTTGTCGACTGTTGGCGTCCAGAAACGGTCATCGGCACCTTTGCCTTCGCCGCCTGATAGCTTATTGAGTTCTGATGTTAGGGATTCGAGAGACTTCTTACCTGAAGCTGCCTTGAGGGACTTAAAATCTACCATGTATAATCTCCGTATTACGATGTATAACAATTGTATGATGGGCATTTGTATCACCCAACATTATTTAGTATACTCCATATCACTCATAATGTCAAGCATTACTTGCTTTATTTTTTCACGATCATACTTTATAAATGGAGTATATTTCACAACCCTCAATCGGATATCTTCCCATATCGGGTCGTATTCAAGTTTATCGTCCCATTGCTTTAATGCCTTTGTCATTTCAACAAAAATACAAAGAGACTCTAAACTGATCTCGTTGGCCAGAAATAACCGTAAGGCAGCAGGATGTTGCTGACCCTTCGGTTCTTCTAGAATTTTCTTAAAATCTGTTTTAAAATTGTATGTAAGGGACTGGTTACGCTTCTTCCAGTTTTGATATGTTACTTGAGCAGATTCTGAATATGCGAGCTCACGGATCCAGAGTTTTGGATCAACACTAAGATTAGCAATAAGAAACTCGCATACATTTTCAATCTTAGATAGTTTTTCAAAAAACACCTTATCCTTACGCTTCTCAAATGCATTTAATGAAGTATTTGTTTTTCCATTATATTTTACATAATCATAATTTAGTTTATTAAAATGATTTTTTAAAGCAATATAATCTTTAAAAGCATCAAAAGCAGTCATGTTTCACCTAAATAATATTGCCCATCGCGATGCGTCAACATCCATGGGCTCTAATACTAACCAGGAGTATCAGCATGGATATTTATTACGTTTACGCTTATATTAACAAATCCACAAATCTTCCATATTATATTGGTAAAGGCAAAGGTAACAGAGCCTATTGCAAACATACCAATGTTTCCACCCCAAAAGACAAATCCAAAATTGTATTCTTAGAAACAAATCTTACCGAAATAGGAGCTCTTTCTATAGAAAGAAGAATGATTCGTTGGTATGGTAGAAAACAATCTGGCGGCATACTTCTAAATCAATTAGAAGGGGGAGACAACCCTCCTTTGCACACAGGAAAAATAAGAAGCGAATCTCATAAAAAAGCAATATCTATTTCCAAAAAAGGTAAAAAGAGACCGGAATCTGATAGAAGAGCAATATCATTAGGAAAAATTGGCAAAAAGATAGGTCCAGCCTCGGAAAGCAGAAAACAAGCAATCTCACAAGCCAAAAAAGGTAAACGATGGTTCAAAAATAAAGAAGAAACCAAATGTGTTTGTTGTCTACCAAATCAAAAGCCAAAAAACTGGGTTCCTGGAATGATTAAAAAATCAAACATCTCCAGTATTTGAAGAAGGAATTTCAGGTTGTTTCTTTGGAGTTGTAATCTTTATATGCTTCGAACGACGACATAACGACTCAGGCTCTCCATATTGTAAATAAGTCAAAAACTTGAAGTATAATCCCTTCTCACGACCATATGCCTCGATTTCCCAAGGACATTCCCAATAGTCCATTTCTTCGTGAAGATACTTCTCACCTTGCCATTTGACCATCCGTACGGGACGCCAAATGTCTTTCATCTCACCTTTTGCATATTGCTTTAAATGAACCATCTCATGAGCGAGCGCAAGAAGAGTCTCCTTCTTGCTAAGGGCACGGTCAATACCTATTTGAAACTCTCTGCAATTATTATTGTCGTCTGTCCAATCGCAATAAGCATAATCCCCGTCTTCATTCGTAAATTTCTCAAATTTTACTACCAAACGGATGTTATTAAATAGTTTCCCGCCCCCGATTAAGTACTTACCATAGAAATATATCGCTTTTTTGATTATCCCCAATGATACGTGCGATGGTCGACCGATTGTCTGTATACGCATAAACGCCTCCAACAATGGTTGAACCTAGTATTTATATGGGAAGGCGAGCTCCACGCTTCAGAACATTAAGATTTTCAGCTTCTAACTGAATCTTAGACCTCATTACCGGATCTTTTTTGATCCAATAGGCTGCAGTCTCAATTTCTAGATTATTCTTCTCGCACCAAAAGACAACAGCGTCAATATATTCTATATTCTTGTCTCTACAGAGCTTTTCTACTTCTTCTACGAAGTTTGAATTTTTAAGCATTGTTTTTCATATTCTTTCAATTCAGCGATTCTTTGTTCTAGATACTCCTGTATGTGGGTATCATTGCTTCGTAGAGCCTTACTTCTATTCAATTCCTGTTGTAATGACCACATTACTGTGCTGGCGTGAGAATATGAATAAGTCTCTTTAATATGCATAGAACTAATCCTTGATTGTGATTGTCGTGGGTTCGCCTTTGGTCATATTATAGAGCGTAGAAGCATTAGAAGGATGGAGCCGAACGCAACCATGAGAAGCAGGACGCCCCAAATTACCTGTATGAGGAGTAGCGTGGATAGCAAATCCACCAGAAAAGAAAATAGAGTGTGGCATCGGCGCATTGTCATACTTCTTTGAATAGTGCATTAGATGATAAAAATAAGGATGAAAAGTTCCTGTTGGGGTGTAATAACCCTTTCTAGCAGTAGATACTGGCCACTGCTCGATCAACTCTCCATCTTGGTAAACAGACATAGACTGATGACGTTTAGAAACAACAACATGATAATCTGCAAACGCTGAAGTTGAAATGAAAACTGCAGCGAGAACAATCAACAATCTTTTCATAATATATCCTAGTGGTTGTGGTTCTGTTTCTTCCAGATCCAAGAAGTTAAGCGTAATAGATTTTGGTGAATTGCATTAACGAAAGAACTATTCCAGAACCAGTGATTGTGTCTTGACATTTAGTTCTCCTAAGGATGGCGACTCCGGTACGATTCGAACGTACGACCCCAAAATTAGAAGTTTTGTGCTCTATCCAGCTGAGCTACGGAGCCATTATTAGTATTATAACCCATCATGAATGAAAAAGCAAGTCTTTTGAAAGGAGACTTGCAGAACCTTTATTATTTATTTCTTATCTACAAATTGTTTATAGGATTCAGCTAATTCGAAAATCTCATCTTTTGTAGGAAAAGATGGCACAGCTGTGCTGATCTTTCGTTCATATAATTCAAGATCAGCGTGAAACTTTGCTTCCAAATATTCTCTTGCAGAAATTAGAAAATTAAATCTAAGTTCGTATGGTGATTGTTTATCCATTTTAATACTCCTTTGTGTGTTGTGTGTATGCAACATGCTTCTGTTTCTAGGTGCAGTTGCCAAACCCAATGGATTATGCCGCTAGAGCATAAACTCCAAATGATGCATCATTATCGTTTGCATCTACGAGTTGCTTTCGAACTCCTTGAACCCTTACTACGCCCGTCGAATCCCTTTCACCCCCATCAAAGATACACAGTCGCTTCCCTTTTCTACAGACACATGGATTTGCGAAACCCCTCCGTTGTCTGTCTCCCTTCAACGGTGCTATCCACTAATCCTGGACACCCTTGAAGCATTGGGCTATGTATCTATGGTGGAGGTGGTGGCATCGAAGCCACGTCCGTAACGTCTATGCTGTTCCTCTCAACGTTCTAAGCAAATTATTTATTCTGTTGAAATTTGATTTTCAAACTCTTCTATCCAAGGATGAGGAGCTTCTATTTCTTTATCTTTAATGGCACGGATTTGACGTGCGGTCTCTGGCGAGACATTCGAAGAATTTAGCTTCATCACTGACATTACAACCAGCGATACTAAAACTAAGAAACACCATTGCTATTGCTATGTAAATCTTTTTCATTCTTATTCTCCGGATTATATTCGTGCTTTTCTACTTCTTCAATAGCCACAGAAAACCATTCTGTATTACCTTCACGACGATACTGAAGATCCTGCATAGGAACCATTACCATCTGTTTAGTTTCCGGATGAACCATCATCTTAGGAAACATAACCATACGAATATCAGTAATTGGCTTCTTTTTTACCAAGCCACCTGTTGGCAAACCACTAGCAGCAATAGCGCCATCTGGTCCAAGAATACTCATGTCTTTTGTCCTTTATACTTGTCAAGCAACTGAGAAAGAAACTCGATTGCTGAATCATTAAATGTAACGTCATTCAAAATACCAGTAACACAATACTGCTTTGCAGCCATAGCATTACCATCTGTCGCCTTATCATATTCAACAATATACATATGACGGTCTTTGGTCATCATGACTTCGTGCATCTTATTACCGATTAGACCGTTGTATAGTGTAACAAGAGCCTTCTCGTCAATAACCTTCATAAACTCTGCATTGGGATAGCATTTGATAACATCATCCGCCTTTGCCATATTATGCACGGTCATAAAACCAAGCACAAAAAAGAAAATGGCGATCAAACATTCTTTAGTTCTGCTCATCATTATTCACTCCTGATATAGACTTCATCAATTTAATATCATAATCAATCAACCTAGAAAGAGCTTCGATGGCATTCTCCTTACTAACTCCTCCAGCAATCTTATCTCTAGACCACATAACATACTTGATTAGCATATTAACGTCAAGTGCATTTTGATCCTTCAACTCATTCATGATATAACCCTCAATAGAATTGTGTTTTCGTTGATACGATACGCAAGAGGCTTCTCCGTCTTGATCTCATCAAAGACTTTTCGTAGGACAAGTTTG